TTCACAGTTCTATTGTTCGCATTCGCATTTGAGCGTGGGCAGAGGAAGGTCAAAAAGTAAATGTTGTCACGACTTCTGAACCAAGGCACCGAGGATCGTGCAATCTCATTCCAGTCATTGTTCGCAGCAGGTGAAGGTTTTGCCACTTCAACAAACTCTGGCACAACAGTCACCCAAATAGATTCGTTACGAATTGAAGCAGTGTACGCATGTGTGCGTCTCATCTCCGATTCAATTTCAACTTTGCCTGTCGATACTTACATTCGTGTAGGCGCAGAACGCAAAGCATTCCGACCTAGACCATTGTGGTTGGAGATTCCTGAAACTGGTGTGACACGCACTGAACACTTCCAACAGGTGCTGGTTTCGTTGCTGTTGAATGGCAACTCGTTCACACGGGTTGTTCGTGACGACCAAGGTGTTGCAGCTCTAGTGGTGTTGAACCCTGAGAAGGTTGAATGCAGTCGTGACCAAGTGACTCGCAGACCGATCTACATCTACGACCAACGAGACATCATTCAATCTGATGACATGATCCATATCACCGAACTGCGTTTGCCAGGTGAGTTGCGTGGCCGTTCCAAGATTGACCTCATCAAAGAGAACCTCGGTTTGGCTAAAGCGTTAGAAGAGTTTGCTGCACGATTTTTCGGTCAAGGCTCATCAGCTTCAGGCATCATCGAGTTCCCAGGCAACCTAACCCGTGAACAAGCCAAAGATTTAGTGTCCTCATTTGAGGAAGGTCACAGAGGTTTGCGCCGGTCACATCGTCCAGGCGTGTTGTTCGGTGGAGCCAAGTTCACGAAGACAACCGTTGACAACGATTCTGCACAGTTCCTAGAATCACGCCGTTTTGCCATCGAGGAGATTGGTCGCATCTTCCGATGCCCACCATCAATGCTTGGTGTCACCACAGCTGGAGCGATGTCTTATGCTTCGGTAGAACAGAACGGCATTCACTTCGTTCAACACACATTGCGTCCGTACATCTCCAAGATCGAAGATGGATACCAGAAGTTGTTGGACAGTCGAGCATTCTTGAAGTTCAACGTGGACGGCCTGCTTCGTGGCGATCAGGCTTCACGTTATGCAGCGTTCTCAACAGGTCTGCAATCAGGCTTCTTGTCAATCAACGACATTCATCGCATCGAGGATATGGCTCCGACTGAGGGTGGGGATGTATATCGGGTTCCGTTGGCGAACGTGGATATTGCTGCTGCGAACTTGTCTGAGTTGGATCGGAAGTCGGTCATTGCTCAGCGTCTGATTCTGTCAGGGTTTGATCCTGCTGAGGTGATGGCTTCGTTGGAGTTGCCAAGGATTGCTCACACTGGTGTTCCTTCGACACAGTTGCAAGCGTTGTCAACGATCAATCCTGCTGATCCTGCTTCGGTGTATGAGGTGAAGTCGCAAGATATGAGCATTAACATGCCTGAGATGGTTCTCAACTACACGCCACCGGCTGTGAATGTTCCTGCACCCATCATCAATGTTCCTGAGACTGTGGTTCGTGTCAACATGCCACAGTCAAAGCCAACTGTTCGCACCGTTGAACGTGACGCTGATGGACGCATTCTTACAATCACTGAAAGGGTTGAAGACTAATGGCACACGGAATAGGCGCATACTTAGGCAACGCATGGATGAACGCATTGGGTAACGCAACAGCGTTCTCGGTGGCCGTACCATACGTGAAACTCCACACTGGTGATCCTGGTGCTGCTGGTACAGCAAATCCTGCTGTTGAGACGACACGGAAGTCTGTGTCGTTTGGTGTTTCTACTACTGGTGCGTTGGCATCGGATGCTGACATCAGTTGGACAAACATTGCTGGATCGGAAGATGCAAATCATTTCACTTGTTGGGATGCGTTGTCGGCAGGGAACTTCTTGTTCTCTGGAACTATCACAGCGAACCCTTACACGGCTGGTGACACGTACACAATCAGTTCAGGCAATCTCACTGTTTCATTGACTCTCGCAAGTTAGTTCGCCTATGGCGTTCAGTAGGTTCACCCTAAACACATCTCAACTGGATGATGCAACAGTTGGATTGGATGGTTCACCATTCCCGATGAATGCCACTGGTGCTTCATCGCTTGGTGGCACAAGTGCTACAGCATCAGCCACAGTCAAACATTTTGCCACTGGTGCTTCATCGCTTGGTGGTACCAGTTCCACAGCATCAGCAACAGTCATACATTCTGCCACTGGTGCTTCGTCGCTTGGTGGGACAAGTGCTACAGCCACAGCAACAGTGGTGGTGCCTGCTGTTGCGAGCGCAGACTTGGGTGGGCTGGATGCTTCGGCTCAAGCCAAAGCGAAGAAAAGTGTGTCAGCGAACGCTGACCTTGGTGGGCTTGATGCTTCTGCGACAACGAAGGTTTCTAAAGATGTTATTGCGTCAGCAAGTTTGGGTGGACTTGATGCTTCTGCGACAACGAAGGTCGATAAAACTGCGATTGCTTCAGCCGATCTTGGCAATGTGGTTGGTTCAGCCACAGCTGACATAAATCCTCCTGAACCACCTGTCATACCTCCTTCGGGGTCACGCTGGTGGAAGCAACCTGCCTCACCGATCAAGAAACAAGAACTACCAGAACAGATCATCATTGAGATTCCCAAGCCTCGACGACCTGTGTTGGTGTCGGTTGTGGCTGTGGCACGGCTTGGTGGTGCTGATGTGGGTGCGTTGGGTTCGGTCACGTTCTCCACTTTGGATGACGATGCTGAAGTATTGTTGTTGGTCTAATGCCTTATTTCATTACAGACAAATCACCTGATTGTTCAGGTTGGGCAACCGTCAAAGAGGATGGTGAAGTTATTGGTTGCCACACCACAAAACAGGATGCGATAGATCAGATGGTTGCTGTGTCGATTGCTGAAGACATGGAACCTGGTGGTGAACGGGCGTTGCCAGATAATTATCGTCCAGCGTTGGCTGCTGATGTTCCTGAAGGTCGAGCATGTGGGAACTGCCATTACTACAACGAAGACATGATTCAAGAAGATGGCAGAGATTTGAAAGCATATTGCATGAAGTGGGATGCGTATGTGAATGGTGGTTGGTATTGCAACGCTTGGGAATCCGAAGAACACGAAGAGGAAGAAGTTTTGGATGACATGGAGGAAGACGTAATGGAAGATGAGGTGCGCCAAGTTTCCTTGGATGTTCCTGTCTATATCCGTTCGGCTGCTCGTAAAGGTTTGGACTACTACGGCCAAGGTTTGGCTGGTGACGGTTTGGTTGATCGCACTGTGCGTGAGGCACGGGACATGGCCAGAGGTGAGGTCACTGAAGACAAGGTGATTCGCACGAACGCTTGGGGTGCCAGACATCTTGTGGACTTGGATGCGCCAAAGAACTCTGACCCTGATGACAAAGAGTTCCCTGGTGCCGGTGCTGTGGCGTTCTATCTGTGGGGCATCAACCCACTCGACCCTGAACCTGCGATGAACTGGTTCATGTCTAAGGCTGAAGCGATCAAAGCTGAACGGGCTGATGCTCCTGCCCCACCTAAAGATCAGATCAAAGGTTCAGAGAATAATCCTGCTGGGTCTGCGAAGGCTCCTGCTGGGTCAAAGACCATTGAGTTGTCTGCTGCGATTGAGACAGGTTTAGAAAACAAAGCCAAAGAACACAATGATCAGGTTGGTGATAACCCTTCCAAACGTGCGACTGTTGGTATGTTGCGCACAGTGTTCCGTCGAGGTGCTGGAGCATATTCAACTTCGCATCGTCCAGGTGTCACCCGTGATCAGTGGGCTTATGCAAGAGTGAATGCGTTCTTGCGTTTGTTAAGAGTTGGCAGCCCTGAGAATGCAAAATATGTTGGCGACAATGATTTGTTGCCGAAGGGTCATCCTAAGTCATCTAGATCGCTTGGCTCATTTGGTACTAGCATTGGCGACATGGACTCAACTGTAGAAACACGTCGCATCACATCAAACGAGTTTGAACTTCGTGCCGATCCACAAGGCAACGGCATGTCGTTCTCAGGTTATGCAGCTGTGTTCAATTCACCTTCAGAACCGTTGCCGTTCATCGAACGGATCGCACCAGGCGCATTCTCACGCTCACTCAAATCAAAGAACAATGTGCGCATGTACATGAACCATGACTCAAGCATGCTCCTTGCTACAACCCGTGCTAAAACACTGCGACTATCTGAAGATTCCAAAGGCTTATTCGTTGACGCATCCCTGCCTGATACTTCGATTGGTCGTGACCTGTCGGTGTTGATGCAACGTGGCGATGTGAACTCGATGTCGTTTGGTTTCACAGTTCCATCTGGTGGAGATATGTGGTCTGATGATGGTCAATCCCGTGAACTTCGTCAAATCAAACTGTATGAAGTCAGCGTTGTCACAGGGTTCCCAGCGTATGCAGCCACCTCAGCAGCAGTTCGTTCGCTTGATGCGCTTGCTACTCGCACAGGTATTGACGCAGATCAACTCGCAGCTGCGATCACGAACCTTGAATCTGGTCAAACTTTGTCGCAGGATCATGCGATGTTGTTGCGTGAAACTGTCGCCAAACTTGAACCTGTGCAAGATGCTGCACCTGCTCGTTTGGGTGTCATGGCCAAGCACCTTGATTTATTGAAGACCATCGCCTAACATTTGTTCACTGCATAGTTGACGGAGCCGTCAACCTTGTTGCTGTATGTGGAGCCACATCAGGTTGAGAAGTAGTAACTCCCTGCGTATCCCCAATCCATCAACAATCCGAAAGCAGAAAAATATCATGAAAGAATATCTAGATCGTCAAGTTGAGATTCGTCAGCAAGCATGGCACCAAGCCAAAGCAATCATCGACGTGGCCACAGCCGAAAAGCGTGACCTCTCAGCAGAAGAAGAGCAAACCTACAGCCGTTTGAACAACGAGTTGAACGAGCGAGCAGCAACCATTGCCAAACTCCGTGAAGATGAATCACGTGAACTTCGCATGGACGCAGCAACCCGTGAGATTGCAGACCAAGTTCGTCCTGTTGCTTCGGCACCAGTGAACGAAGATGTTGCAATGATCCGTGCGCTTATCAAGGGCGAATCACGTTCGGCCAATTTCGAGCGTCGTGACATCCTGAAGTCAAGCACTGGTTCACCAGTACCGACTTCGTTCTACAACCAGGTGATCATGAAGGCACGTTTGATTGCGCCAGTCTTGGCAACATCAACTGTCCTCAACACTGCTGGTGGCGAGAACCTTCAGATTCCACGTTTGTCAACCTACTCCGTAGGAACTGTCAACGCAGAAGCAGCAACACTGGGCGAAAGCGATCCAGCGTTCTCAGCATTCATCACACTCGGAGCATTCAAATACGGTTTCTTGACACAAGTGTCGCAGGAACTTCTTGAAGATTCTGGTGTTGACATGCTTAGCTTCTTGGCTGATCAGGTCGGTAACGCATTGGGCTTCGCTGTTGGTTCAGCGTTGACTGTCGGAACTGGCACAAATGAGCCAACTGGTATCGTGACAGCTTCGTCTGTTGGTGGTACTGCTGGAACAGCAACTGCATTCACAGCTGACAACCTCATCGATCTTCTCTACAGCCTTGATGGTGGTGCGAGAAACTTGCCAGGTGTGGCATGGCAGATGAACGGTAAGTCGATTGGTGCAGTCCGTAAGTTGAAGGACACGGCAGGCAACTACGTGTTCCAACCTTCATTGGCAATGGATTCCCCAGACATGCTCTTGGGCAAACCAATCTACGAAAACCCTTCGATGGTTGACGTAGCAACTGGCACCAAGTCCGTAATCGTTGGCCACTTGCCTTCGTACTACGTGCGCAGTGTTGGTGGTTTGAAGTTGGATCGTTCCGATGACTTCGCATTCAGCGCAGGACTCGCAACATTCCGTGCAACATTCCGTGTTGACGGCAACTTGCCACAAGTTACACACGTCAAGCATCTCCTCCAGCCGTAAGGCTGAGGGGCTTGCCCCTTGACATCCCATAATTCCCCTAGGCTTAGGGTCGGTACGAACACGCAGGGCGTACCGACCCTATTTCTATTTACCCCCTGCGATCTGCGAAGGAGAAGGAAGTGAAGAATGCTGGTAATAATCCGAAACACAATGGTCGAACTACCACCCCTAGAAGCCGAGCTGTTGTTGCATCGAGGGATAGCGCACTTGCCAGAAGTGGCAGACCTACCAATGTTGACCCGTTACGAATCCTCTGGTATTCCAACGCTCCCTTCGTCCCCACCGGCTACGGTACGCAAACAGCGCAAGCCGTCACAAGGCTCGTCAAAGAAGGTCACGAAGTAGCGATCCATGCCATGTACGGACTCGAAGGAGTTTCGTCAAATTGGAATGGCATCAAAATGTATCCACGTGGGATGGCACCATATTCAGATGATGTGATGGTTGCTCATGGGATGGATTGGGCAAATGGGAATCCAAAGTTGCCTTCGTTGTTGATGACTTTGTTTGATGTGTGGCCGTTGAAGTCAAAGTCATTGGACATGGTGAAGAACATTGCGTCTTGGGTTCCTATTGATCATGCACCTTGTCCAGCCGATGTGGTCGAATGGTGCGCTCGTCCGAATGTAAAACCGATTGCTATGTCTAGGTTCGGTGAGCAGATGTTGAATGATGCTGATGTGGAATGTTTCTATGTTCCTCATGGCATCGAGTCAGTGTTCAATCCTGACGCAAAGTTTGTGAACGGTGACAAGACATTCACAGGTCGGCAGTTGATGGGTGATGTTCCTGATGACAAGTTTGTGGTGATGATGAACGCAGCGAACAAGGGTTCTAGTCCGTCACGCAAATCGTTTGCAGAGAACTTGTTGGCGTTCGGTATCTTCGCACAAGATAAACCTGACGCAATGCTGTATCTGCACACCGAGAAGGATGGTGCGATGGGTGGTGTCAATTTGATTCATCTGTTGCATGCTTGTGGGATTCGTGAGGATCAATACAAGATTGTTGACCAGTACGCATATCGGACTGGTTTCCCTCAGCAGGCGTTGGCTTCAATGTATGCAGCTGCTGATGTGTTGTTGTCTGCGTCTATGGGTGAAGGGTTTGGGTTGGCTGTGATCGAGGCTCAGGCATGTGGCACCAGGGTCATTGTTTCGGACTTCACTGCACAGCCGGAGTTGGTTGGGTCTGGGTGGGCTGTGGAGGTTCAACCGTTTTGGGATAATGCACAGCGTTCTTGGTTCTGTACTCCTCAGGTGGGTTCCATTGTGGATGCCCTGAGACACGCCTACGAGGCTCCTAGAGGCGTTGATCAGGTAGCTGTGGACTTCGCACAGGCATATAACGCTGATCGTGTCTGGGATGAACATTGGAAGCCTGTGATGAAGGGACTTGCTGAATGGTGCCGTGCATCATCATCCCAGTCCTAAACCGATACGACTTGATGGAACGGGCGATTCGCTCGATTGATTATCCTGTTGAGAATCTCATCATCATTGACAACGGCGATGGGTATGACCCTGACATGTTGGCTTGGTCTGCACCTTGGCAATATGTACAGAACTGGTATCTGTGGCGTATGCCAACCAATCTTGGTGTGGCACCTTCATGGAATCTTGGTATCAAAGCAACCCCTCATGCTGACGGTTGGATTCTGTTGAACTCTGATGCGTTCTTCAAACCAGGTCAACTAGAAGTGTTCTACAAGGACTGTGAACCTGATGCAATTACGTTGACGACTGGCATGCCTGGTTGGTCGTGTGCTTGGGTGGGTGCTGGTGTGGTTGAACGGGTTGGCTTGTTTAGTGAATGTTATGTGCCTGCATATTTTGAGGACAACGACTTCCAACAAAGAGCGTCACGGATCAATGTTGAGGTGAAGGTTTCTCAAGCAAAGATTGTGCATGATAATTCTTCGACTATTAGGTCGGATAATTCGTTGGCTGATAAGAATCAACGCAGTTACCATTCAAATCAGGAGTTGCATCAGTTGCGTTGGGAGTCAGGTGTTCCTGATGCTGGGCATTGGGATTTGAAGCGTCGAAGGGATTTGGGATGGGATTAGAAGATTTCAAAGGTGTGCATGATGGTGAGACGATCTTTGTGTTTGGGTCTGGTGCAACACTGAACTATTTGGCACCGAGTTTCTTTGATGACAAGATTTGTGTGGCAACGAACTTCTGTGGTTCAGTGTTCGGTTTGAGCAGGTATTACGTGTTCAGCCATTATCACTTTGAAGAAGACCAAATATCAGAAGCAAAACTTGATGAGACTATTGCTATGTTTATCCCTGAACGTGCGCATGGCACTGATGCAGAGTTTCCAGGGTTCATGCCAAAGGTTGTCACGTTCCCAACCACTACTGGTCGTCCTGGTGCATCGTTCAACCCATTCGGCAAGGACTGGCCTACTCTCGACAACTCGCTAGTCATCGGGTCATCTGGCATTCATGGTGCGATGCACTTGGCTGCGTATATGGGTGCGAAGTTCATTGTGTTGGTAGGTGCCGATTGTGGAACTTTGGGTGGTGCGCATCGGATCAAAGGATATGGGCTAGGGGATACTCCTTGGGAATTGTACGAGTCAAACCTTAGAGACATGAAGCAACGATTGTTTGACATATATGGATGTCATGTCTATTCGTTGAATCCATTTGTGAACTACAGTTTGGAAGGTACGCAGTATCGTGGAGCAGCGTCAATCAACTAGAATTGGAATCCTATGGCAATCACCAACGGCTACGCGAGCAGAAACCAAATCAAATCAGCTCTCAGAATTGGAACGGCTGACACTATTGATGACGAACTGATTGACAACTGTGCCGGTGCTGCTTCACGTCTGATAGATGGTTATTGCAATCGCAAGTTTTGGGCTGTTGGTTCTGCGACTGCCCGTGTGTTCCAGGCTGAGGATTCATTCTTCTGTTCAGTTGATGACATGTCTGGAACTGCACTCACTTTGCAAACTTCAACGAACGCTGACGGCATATTTGATACAACTTGGGCTGTGACCGATTATCAGTTGGAACCGTTGAACGGTGATCTTGATGGCATCACTTGGGCATACGACAAGATTCGTGCAGTAGGTGACTACCTGTTCCCAACTGTGAATGCCAACTATGGTTCGCAAGCGTTGGTGAAGGTGACAGCAAACTTCGGTTGGCCGTATGTCCCTGAGCCGGTCACGCAGGCAACGATCATTCAGGCATCAAGACTTTTTAAGAGATACGATTCGCCACTCGGCGTGGCCGGATTCGGCGATATGGGCGCGATAAGGGTGAGCCGTGCGCTTGACCCTGACGTGGCACAGCTCGTCGAGCCGTACCGACGCATGCGTCTATTCGCATGAGTTCAACCACTACCGTCTCCCAGATCAAGGCTGGTCTGGCTGCGAACCTGGCAACCGTGTCAGGGCTTAGGGCTTACGCCTATCAGCCTGACAATGTGAACACCCCGTTCGCTTGGCCGTTGCTGGATTCAATTCAATACAACGGGGCTATGGGTGGGGGTTTGATTACTCACCAGTTCACGATCAGCGTTGTGGTGGGTCGTGCTGCTGAGCGCACTGCACAAAATCTGTTGGATGGCTACCTGTCATATAAGGGTGCTACCTCGATTCGTCAGGCGATTGAGTCAGATCGGACTTTGGGTGGTGTGGTGCAGGATTTGATTGTTGAGTCAGCAAACAACATCTCTACTCTTGAAGCGAATGATGCTACTTATTTGGCGATTGACTTCGTTGTCACGGTGTACGCCTGACCCCTTGCCGTTGGATGCTTGTGGCGTGTAGTGTTATCGCATCGGCTCAGCCGAGCAGACATCAACTCGAACGCCGATAGGCAGGAGAATACTCATGGCAAAGCAAGTACTCACAAACGTCGCAGTCACCTACGGCACTGCTGCAACTGACATCTCAGCGTATGTCACGTCAATCACGCTTGCATCAAGTGCGGCTGAAGTTGTCACAACTGCGATGGGTTCGTCAGCCGTGACGCGCATCCAAGGCTTGATCGACAACTCGGTCACATTGGAATTGCAACAGGACTACCCAACGATTGAGAAGTTGTTCTTCGATGCGTTCACTGCTGGTACTGCTGTACCGATGACAGTGAAGCCAAACGGTACTGCTGCTGCTTCGTCCACGAATCCTCAGTACGCCTTCTCGGTTCTGCCGACTTCGCATGAGATGGTCAAGGGTGCTATCGGTGACCTCGCAACCATGTCAATCAGTTTCCCAATCTCTGGTGCAATCACCAAGACAGGTACTGGCGCGTAGTTCAAATAATCCCAACCCTTACCTGCGGAGGTAAATAATGAAAATCGCACTCAGTTTGACTAGTGCATTAGATGGCAAGCAACGCACCATCATGGCTGCGTTCCCTGACTTCATTGCGTTTGAAAATAAATACAATCGCAGTGTCGCCAAGTTTGAAGCCGAACTCACATTGACTGATCTTGCATACCTTGGATGGCATGCAGAACACCGAATGAAGAAGACAGGTTTGGACTTTGATTCTTGGTGCAATGAGATTGACGCACTCGAAGTGGGAGACAGCGCAGACGCAGTGATCGTCCCTTTGGAGACCAGTCAGCCCACTGGGTAATTTCGTATCTCGCTTGCGAGACAGGAATTGCACCATCAGTGTTGCTGACAGAAGAACCACGAATGCTGTTCACAATGTTGGCGTACCTTCGTTGGAGAGCAATTCATTTAGGCAAGTAGTATCGAAGCATGGCAGGTCGAGCAGGATCATTCAATGCAGGAGATGCCCCAATACAGATTGACGGTCTTGCAGACTTCCTTCGCGATCTTGCCAAGACATATCCTGACTTCAACAAAGAAGCACGAATCGCAAGTCAAGGCGTAGCAGAGCTGCTTGTTGTCGCAGCAACCTTCGAGGCTGCATCGGTGACCCGTAATCGTCAGGCGTTGGAAGTGATGAAGGGCATGAGGGCGCAACGTGACCGCATCCCGACAATCAAGTTGCAGGAGAAGTCTGGGTTCGTATCTAAGTCGAAGCCGAACCGAAGTCGCAAGACCAAGGTGACCAGGGGCGATGTGTTCTTCGGTGCCGAGTTCGGTGGTGGCAAACATGGCTCATCCAATCGGACGACGGCTGGGGCTAAGTCTCGCGCTGGTACTGAGATGGGGCGTAAGGGTGGGGGCAGGACGACACAGTTCCTCCGGCATCGTGGGAAGTCTGGGTACTTCTTTTGGCCTACTGTGCGCAAGAATAAGGACAACATCGCCAAGGAGTATTTGAACGCTATTGACAGGGTGTTGGACAATCTGAAAGATCGTTGACTTTGGCTGTGGGTTCGCTACCCTGTAGATAGGGAGGCGTTCATGGTTGTCTATTTTGATTCGGTCAAGTCTGTTCAGCCGAAGCCGTTCGCCTCAAATTGGGATGACCTCAAGGAACGCCTGATGCACCATGAGGAGAACTCACACAAGTCTGATGGTGCGTTGTGGTCACCTGTTGAGTACTACCAGGGTAGGACTCGCGGTAATACTGCGATCAGGTTTATTGAAGCGTTGGTCGTTGACATGGACGGTGAATCATTTGCCAACGCCAACCTCGACGGCTACGAGTATCTCGCCTACTCCACCTATTCGCATCGACTAGATGACCCTCACTATCACTTAGTTTTGCCGTTGGCTGAGCGTGTACCGGCAGGGCTGTGGCGTGCTGTGTGGGCTGAGTTGCATGAACGACTCAATCTTGTTGGTGACCCTGCAACCAAGGATGCTGCACGTATCTTCTACCTTCCACAACATGCACCAGATCAACCTTGGGAGTTCCACGAACAATCAGGAAAGTTCATTGACACCAACTTCCAATACGAACCTGCACGCAACCCAACACCAGCGTCACCACGTCAGTCTGCTCAACCTCGACGCAAGCGCACTGTTGGTGTTGAGATGAATGATGCGTGGTGGGATGCAGGCAAAGTATTAACGAAGTATGACGGTCTTGAAGGTAAAGCATTGTGGTCTGCTGTGTTGGCTGACTTCCGTGCCTTGCGCTCGGCTTGTGAGGATGTCATCTAGAATTGGCGTATGGCTGGCGCACGTACCTTTGTTGTTCGGTTCCTTGCTGACGCTGATCAATACAAGAAGGGCATTAAACAAGTCAACGATGGCATGGGTGGGTTGAAGACCCAGGTGTCTAGTTTGTTGCCCTCATTCAAAACAATGGCGATTGCTGGTGCAGCTGCGTTCGGTGCTGTGAGTGCATTCGCCACAAAAGCAGTTCAGGCTGCAATGGAAGATGAGAAGTCACAGGCATTGTTGGCTAAACAGTTGCGCACGACTTTTGGTGCTAGTGATCAGTTGATTGAATCCACAGAACGATTGATTGCCACTCAACAACTGTTGACTGGTGAGTCTGATACGAACCTTCGAGCAGCGTTGAGTGGGTTGACTCGCGCAACTGGTGACTACAACAAAGCAACAGGTCTGCTGAGTTTGTCACAAGATATTGCAGCAGCCACAGGAAACGACTTGACGGCTGTGAGCATAAGTTTGGGCAAGGCCAGTTTGGGCAACTTCACAGCGTTGAAGAAGTTGGGTGTGCCAATCGATGAGAATGTGGTCAAGTCCAAAGACTTCCAGGCGGTGTTGGAGTCGTTGACTGCGACCTTTGGTGGTGCGGCTGCGACTGCTGCTAACACATTTGGTGGCAGATTAAAAATCATAAGAGGACAGTTCGGTGAGATTGTTGAAACGATTGGTGCAGCCTTGCTCCCATACTTGGATCAGTTCGCAAAGTTCCTAGTGGACAAAGTTGCTCCTGCTGTTCAACGAATCACCACTGTTATTGGTGAAGACGGTTTGATTGCAGGGTTCCAGCAACTGATCTTTGAATCTGGCAGTGCCGGAACATCGGTTGTTGCAGCGTTCAAAAACATGACTATTGCTGGTGCGCAATTAGTCAATGTTTTATACAAGGCTTACTATTTTGCTAAGGCCACTGCTGAGGCACCATTCTCAGCAGGTCAAGCAGCCAAGGACGCATTCAAAGCCTTGACAGGAACAGCAATCGATATTGACAAACTTAGAGCTTCGTTTGACAAAATTGCTGTACCAATCAACAACTTCAAAACTGAGTTGATAACTGCCGATCAAGCAGAGCGAATGTTCAACAAGACTGGCAAGATCACATCAGATACGTTTGACGGGGGTGGCGGTGTGGCTAAGGCTGTGAAGACTGCGACAGAGAAGTTGAAGGAATACACGGATGCGTTGAAGACATCCAACTCTGCACAGAAGTCGTACACTAATGCGCAGAAGGATTCGGTGAAGGCTGCTCAGTCGTTGGTGGATGCTAACCAGGGTGTGATTGATTCTCAGGCTGCGTTGGATGCTGCGGTGGCTGGGTTTGGTGCTGATTCAAAACAGGCTAAGGATGCTTCAAAGGATTTGGATCAGGCTCAGCGTGGATTGGATCGTGCCAATCTTGGTGTAGAAAAGTCCATTCAAGCTGTTACGGATGCAGAAAAGAACTTGGCTGATGTGAGGGCTAAGAAGGGTGCTGATCCTAGGGATATTCGTGAAGGGGAGATTGGTGTTGCTAAGGCTAAACAGAATCAAGCCGCAAGTGTTCAGGCTGTTGCTGATGCTGAGAAAGAATTGGCACGTGTTCGTCGTCGTGCTCGATCAACGCCAGAAGAGTTGTTGGCGGCTGAAACTAATTTGGCTAACGCAAAGTTTGATGTTGAACAGGCTGTGTTTGGTGTTACTGATGCAGAGAAGGAGTTGTCTGATCTTCGTTTGATGACAGGTTCCACACCTCAAGAGATTCGTGATGCTGAGATTTTGTTGGCTGAGGCGAAGTTGTCAAGTGCTGATGCTGTGGATGTACAGGCTGAGGCGACTGATGGGTTGAATAAGAAACAGGGTTTGTTGAATGAAGCGATCTTTGGTGCGTTGCCAGATTCGGAGACTTACAAAACTTTGACTGAACAGTTGAAGGATGCGAAGGTGGATCAGGCTGCTGCGTCTGATGCTGCGGCTGATGCGATTGATCGTGAGGCTGAGGCGTTAGACAGATATGCGGCTGCGATTGAGGCTGCTGGGAAGATCGCTGCATTGTATCCAAAAATTACTGGCAATTTTAATTTGAATAATCCGATGGCTGGTTCTGCTAATACGATTCCTGGAACTGTGACTGGTAACGCTGGGTTCACTGGTCGTCCCGAGCAAGGTGGTGGTGGTTTTGTTGTAAATGTGAACGCTGGTTTGGTTAGTTCTCCAGGGATTGTGGCTCAAGAGATTAATGATTTGTTGGTTGACTTTGGAAGGCTTAATGGTGGCAATACTTTTGGCGGTTTTGTGGGAGTTCGCTAATGGCTAAGGCGGCGAAGTGGGGTTCAACGTACAAGGTGTTGTTGGATGTGGGGTTTATTGCCAACGCTTTTGTGCTTGATACTTCGGAGATGGATGGGTTCGCTGTGTTGGATGGTTCCACAGATTTTGTGGACATCACACAGTATGTGACGAACATCAATATCAATCGTGGTCGTTCTAGTCAACTTGATTCGTTTCCTTCATCGAGTTGCACGATTGTTGCTGATGATCGTGCAGCAGATCGATACTTTGATCCACTAAATACTTCCTCGGCATGGTATTCCGGTGGCACTGTGGGTATCGCACCACGTCGCAAGTTTGAGGTGTACGGAGGAACTGCCGGTACGCAAGCAATGTTCTCAGGGTTTGTGTACGACTTAAACATTGACTATGCCGATCCAAACCTGTCAACAGCAACGATCATGTCAACTGATGCGCTCGGTCAACTAGGTCAAGCCACATTTGAAGCGTTCACCCCATCTGAACAATTAACTTCGGCACGGGTGAACGCCATCCTCAATCTCAACGAAGTTTCGTTCTCGACAGCTCTGCGAAGCATTGAGACAGGTGTGGCAACTTGTGGTGATTTCCCGTATGACGATGGGACGAATGTGTTGCAGGCGTTGAATGATCTGGCTGTGGCTGAGGGTGGGCGTTTGTTTGTTGGTCGTTCTGGGTTGTTGAACTTTGATGCTCGGGTTGGTGCTGCGTCTGGTTCTGCTGTTGCAAACTTTGGTGGTACGGCTGGGTTGCCTATTCAGTCTTTGACAAATGAGTATGGTGCTGAGACGGTGTTGAATCGTGTGACTGTTTCGGTTGCTGGTGGGGTTGATGTTGCGGTTGCTAATGGCACTGCGTCTCAAGGTGAGTATGGGATCAAAACTGTGTCGTTAACTGATTTGCCGTTGGTTGATGATGGTGTTGCTGATCAGGCGTTAGCCAATTTTTTGGTGTCTAAGTTTGAGAATCCGACAGTGAACTTCTCGGGGTTCACTGTGTTGTTGAATGCGTTGACGGCTGCACAGCAGGAGGTTGTGGCTGGGTTGGAGATTGGTGATTTGGTGTCGGTGTCAAAGACATTCAATGTTGGTTCGCCTTCTACGGTTTCACAGAACGTGGTTGTCGAATCTATTCGCCACAGCATCAACCCCATTCGGCATGATGTGACGGTTGGGTTGGGTCAGATTCGGCTAGCCTTTGTGCTGGATACATCCAACCTTGATAACCCCGATTACGGACTACAATAGGAGCATTATGGCGATCAATCCGAACACCGATTTCACAGTTGGGGCAGTTCTTACTGCTGCGCAGCAGAACCGTCTTCCTCGTGGCATTATGGCTTTTGCAACACTCGGAACAAACGGAGGACTCACAACAGTAGTCGGAGACATTGGATTATCTTTGTCATTTACAGCAGTTGCCAACCGTTACTACAAATACACTTTTGTTGCTTACGCTTCCAACTCAACAGCAGCTGGCACACTAGAAACTTATGTTACTGATTCAAGCAACAACATTAAAGGTCAAATCAACCTTTATGTACCTGGTGGCGGTAATTACACTTATCAACTTTTAACCTATATTTCTACTGAAAGCGCAGGAACAGTGACAAGAAAAATACGCGCCAAATGTGGTGCAGGTACAGGAACTATTTACAGCCCACTTGACTTCTGGGTAGAGGACATCGGCCCAGCATGATGAACCGTGATGAACTCCGTATTGCCTTGGAATACATTGGTTGGAAAGATGGCGACGAAATACTTACTCATGAAGAGATTGATGAAAAAGTTTTAGAAAAACGCAATGCCATTTATTTGATTGAAGAAGCTGCTAAACAAGTTGTGCTCAGCAAACTTGGAATAACTGCTGACGAAGCCAAACTATTGTTGGGCTAAATAATGTGCGTACTTCTCGTTGGTTGATTGTTGCGCCAGCGTTGTTGGCTACAGCTTGGTCGTTTGTTTCACCTGTTTCTGCTGAACCTGTTCCTGGGCTGAACACCAGCTACTACACCATCGACGAGATTCCTCCTGTCAGGTCTGACAGTGTGTATCCGATTTGTGGTTATGAGATTGAGAACAACATCAATCGAAGCTACGACGGTGAGCCGTATCAGAACTGCACCGATGACTTGTTCATGGTTCACATGACAGGGTTCATCACGATCCCAGAGCATCAAACCATTGAGTTTTGGTTGGCTTCCGATGACGGTGGCACCATCAGTATCGGTGGCAATGAATGGGGCAACTGGTCTGATCAGGGTTGCACTTGGATGGAGTCAGGGCAGATAGACATTGTTGCAGGCAGTCAGCCACTCGATCTTTGGATGTACGAAAACGGTGGTGGAACATGCATACTTCTTGCGTGGAACATTGATGGCCAAGGCTGGGAGATGGTTCCTGACGGTGCATTCACCACAACGCTCGTTGCACCCACAACTACTACCACTACGACTACCACCATCCCTGAAACAACTACCACCACTACGACTACCACTACGACTACTACCACTATCCCTGAAACAACTATCCCTGAAACGACCATCCCTGAAACGACCATCCCTGAAACGACCATCCCTGAAACGACCATCCCTGAAACGACCATCCCTGAAACGACTACCACCACTACGACTACTACAATCGCTGAAACAACGGTGCCTGAAACCACCACCATTCCAGATACCACCATCCCTGAAACCACAACAACGGAGACAACATTAAAAACCACAACAACTTCTACGACTGTCGCACCAACAACTGTTCCTGCTACAAACCCCTCGACCACTACGACACCTCCAACAACGACCCTGCCCCCACCCCAAACCACCCTCCCAGAACCACCACAAGCCCCCCAGACGAGCGCACCTGAACCTGACGCACCATTGCCACCCATCAGCGATCAAGCCGTAGTCGAAGCCCTAGCCGACATAGACCAGGCAACCCCAGCCCAAGTTCAAGCCATCATCACAGAGCTGCTCGCTTTCGACCTCACACCTGACCAAGCCGTCTCCGTTGCATCCGAACCGGCAGTGCTGGAAGTGTTGACCAATGCTGAAGCCGAACAAGTATTTGAGCAGGTTGCAGTCGAGGAGTTGACCACCGAGCAGGCAACCGAGTTGGTGGCTGCTGTACAAGAAGCACCAACCAAAGTGCGTAAAGCGTTTGAGGCTGTGTTGAATCTGTTTGAAGGTTTCGCTGATGATTATGTGATGACGAATCAGACTGTGCCAATCAAAACTCGACGTGCGCTGATTGCCTTGGGTGCTGTATTCTTGGTGTCAGCCCCTGCACCAATCCGAAGGAATCGATGATGAAGTTGTGGGGTGAGTTCCATGCGTTGCTGTGGACAATCGCTGCTTCTGTCACCACCATTCTCACGTTGTCTGGGGCTATCCAACGGGTCGTGATCTGGCTCACTGTTGGGGCATTAGTTCTGCACTTGATCGGCGCACTCACCAAGAAAGAAGATAACTCATGAAGAAGTTCCAAGATGTCGCAGGTCGTATCGTGGCCGTGTTCCTGTCGTCGGCACTCGCAATCGTTGGTGGTTCGGCTGTTATTGCGCCTGAACTACAGATTTGGAAGTCGGCTGTTTTGGCTGGTTTCGCAGCTTGTGCAACCGTTGTACAGAAGCTCGCACAATCATCGCTTGATGGCAACCTAACAATGGATGAAATCAACGACGCATTCGGCGCAAAGAAGAAGTAACTCTATGACCAAGATGCCTTGGCCTGTGGTGCCTATCAAATGGTGCGACCACCTAAAAGGCAAGAAGCCTTCTGAGGTGTCGCTGACAATGCTGCGACCTGTCAGTGGTGGTGTTGGGCAGTTGCATCATTGTGCTGCTCGGGCTTGGGAAGCGATGAGGCATGCTGCTAAGGCTGAGGCTGGTATCAATCTGAAATATACCGACACGTATCGAAGTATCGCTACACAGAAGGCTGGGTTCTTGCAACGGTTCCAGGTGGAGCCGATTGAGGGCGCACAGACCCGAACCTATGAGGGCAAGAAGTGGTATCTGAAGAAGGGCATGGCTGTACTTGCGTCACCTGTGGATGATCCTGCGAAGTGTTCACGTCACATGCTTGGTATTGCAGTCGATGTCGCCAACGCATCAGGCAAAGTCTTGGCATGGTTGCTGGAGAATGAGCAACGCTTCGGGTTCAGTCACGAAGTTGTTGACATGCCAGGTGCCGAGCCTTGGCACTTGCGTTGGACTGATTCAACACCGAACCAAGCCGTCCTCGACTACGAGACTGCCAACCCGAAGCCTGCCGCATAATGGATTGGGGCATTGTTGTCGCAGCGTTGGTGACGGCTGTGGGTGGGGTTATGACAACGCTGATGGTGGTGATGCGTAACGAAAACACGCAAGACCATGCAAAGGTTGTGGATGCTTTAGATGTGCTTAGTGGAAATGTGACGAACATTGGTACTAAGTTGGATTCACACATCGACTGGCATCTCAAGGGGACTACCAATGGCGAAACTATTGCAGGAAATAAAGTCGCAAAGCCTAAGAGGAACATCAAAGCTCGATGAGATAGTTGCTCAACTCTCTGCCGAAGATGGCAAAGACCTACGCGAAGCAATGGCAGACCCCACGATCAGACCCATGCAAATCGTGCATGCCCTGAAGAAACGTGGATTCAAAATGTCTCCATCGGTAATCACCCGACATCGAGACAACAATGTCACTCGCTGACGACTTACGCCAAGCAGGCGCACCAGCATGGCCAGTCATACAACCAGGCAAACGGTACACAGTCCCCACCCTCAACCCCAAACCAATCCGACAAGGTGAATACCAGACGGCTGTGATTCTGCCTGACATGCAACTCGGCTACTTCCATCAACACGGAGGGAACCTAGAACCAATCCACGATGAGCAAGCCATCGAGGTTGCTATGCACATCATCAAAGCATCCAAGCCTGCACAGATCGTGCTGGTTGGCGACAACCTTGACCTGTGCGAGTTCGGCAAATATCGGTACACCCCAGCGTTCGCCCGAACGACACAAGCTGCGATAGATCGTGCGACAGAACTGTGCGCACAGCTACGCAAACTCGCACCCCAAGCCACGATCACATGGATCGCAGGCAACCATGAGGAACGGCTCGGCAACTTCATTCTTGACTCAGCCACAGCTGCGTTCGGGCTTCGACGTGGCAACATCCCTAGTGAGTGGCCTGTGATGTCGGTGCCGTATCTGTGCCGTCTTGATGAGTTTGAGGTGGAGTATCTGCCTGGATACCCAACGGGTGCGCATTGGATCAACAACAATCTGAAGGTCATTCATGGCGACAAGGTGGCATCTGGTGGGTCAACAGCGCACAAGTATCTGTCATCCGAGAAGGTGTCAGTCATCTTTGGTCATATTCACCGGCGTGAATGGGCTGAACGAACTAGGGACTATCACGATGGTGCGCAAACAATTATGGCTGCATCACCAGGTTGCTTAGCCCGAACCGACGGAGCTGTGCCAAGCACTAGAGGAGCAACCGACACTGATGGCCGTCCGTTGTATCGATCAGAGGATTGGCAGACAGGTATCGCAGTCATCGACTATGAGCCTGGTGACGGCAAGTTTGTGTATGAGCAGGTTGCTATCAGCAACGGTTGGGCAAGATGGCGTGGTGTTGATTACTTTGCTGGAGGTAAGTGATGAGTAAGCCGATGGTGTTGGTGACGTGGGCTGATGCCCATTCTGGTGTAGCAACTTGGACACCGATTGATTCACTCGACAAGGATGAGATGCTTGTCTATACGTGTGGGTTCCTGTTGGCGACCTGCGATGGGGGTAAGCCTGACCACATCACCATCTACCAGTCACGAACTATGGAAGACGATATTGACCATGTTTTGCACATTCCTGTGGCTATGGTGCGCCATATCGCAATTTGCACCCCTGAAACCCTAATGAAATAGGGGTTTTATAAAGCCAAAACAATGCTTGTAATTGTCTCACAATGCCCCTATGGTTAAGTCATCGGCAGAAACCACCTACCGAGTCTCACAAGGAGGGACATTATGAAAGTAGCAAGCAAAAGAATATGGGTTGACCTTGGAGGTCGTTGTGTATGCGATGACCATCTTGGATTTGAAGGACGATATGTTCTTGCCGAACGACCAACAGCAAAAAGAATCCAAACAGGTATGACCGTTTGGGAGAAAATGACCAAGACAGAAATCCTAGAAATCAGCGTTGAGTTCTGTGATGGTGGAACCATCTGTGAAGAGTGCCGAGGTGGACGATGAACACCACACCAATGACCAAGTGGCGCATCATGGACACTGATGACTTTGAAATAGAAGCAGAACGGCGAGAACTAGAACGCCATTACCTCACGGCTAGGAATGGCATATGGACTGCCATTGATGCACTAAGAAAGATTGAATCAGACTATGGATTTGAATATCCAGAATCAATCAACACCCTGAAAGAACTCGTACAGCAACTAAGGGTAGATCAGCAGATGTGCCTTGAGTTCATTGAATCAATGGGAGAGTGATTACAATGACCAAGTACCCAACCCTCACCATACGCCTGCCACAAGACACCATTGATTGGCTCAAAGTCGAAGCAACCCGATACGACACATCAACAGCAAACATTGTCAAACAGGCATTAGACCTGTACTACAAGACACAATACCCACCCACCGACTAGGGTGGGTATTGGCTCGTTCGCACCCATTGGTCGCAGAACAGCCCCTCACCCTTCCTCCTTGGGGTGAGGTCATATATCCACTCACCTGCGAAGATCGGACAGACCATGAGACGCATCACAGCAACCATTGTCACCACACTCACCCTCGCCATAGGCATCGGAACAGCACACGCAGTCCAAGCCCCCGAACCCACCCACAGCCCTTCCGTCACCCGAACCCAAGTGATACCCAAAGAATCCCAGCCGACGATCAAGTTCCAACATGGTGACATCTCTTGGTTGCCACAACTTGCACAGCAAGCAGGATGGCCTAAAAAAACTTGGCGCAAATTAGGCATGATTGTCCTACGTGAATCAGGGGCATGTCCCTATCGAAAGGGGGGAGACATCGTGAACAAGAACTGTGAAGTGACAGGTCACGATGGCTCAAACCATGCGTCCGATTCTGGTCTGCTTCAAATCAACGGAGTGAATTACAACCTCAGCCGAAACAAATGGGCTGCTGTTTGCTTGGCGAAGATCGCTTGCACCCAAGAACCTCTGCTGGATGCGTTGACCAATCTTCGTGCAGGACTTGTTTTGTACAAGATTGCTGGATGGTCGCCTTGGACGGTACCCGAGGGTGGTTGGTGAGTATCCACCATCATGCAACAGCATTGTTCTACAGTCGAAGATGACCCAAAGGAGGGCGACATAATGGAACCAATGACAGACAGAAATAAGGCAGGCTGGATAATCGCATTCACATTGATTGGATGGATGTTCTTCTTGTTACCAGGTGGAGAAGACATCAACCAGCCAGCACAAGGCGAACCTACACAACGAGCATGGACTATATGGGTGATCATCAACGTGATCCTTCTAATCAAAGTTCACTTGTTGGTTAGTCGTGAGCATCGTGCAGCTAAACGATTCAATCGTGCGATGCAACGGGCAAGAAAACTGCACCCAACATGGCGCAATGACTGAGGTTCATGTAGTTGAAAGTTGGTCTGAAGGCGCACATGTCTTCAGACCAACACAACCACAATGGATGATTCAAGCCAAATGCAAAGGGCAAACAGAACTGTTCTTCAACGAAGGCAACAGCATCTATGTTCGTGCAGCAAAAGTTATTTGTGGCACCTGCCCTGTTCGGCGTGAATGCTTGGCGTTCGCAATGAAGAACGATGACCAAGGCATTTGGGCTGGGACATCAACGAATGAGCGTGAGCGCATCAGGCGTTCTTTACGTAAGAACATTAGGGTGTTGTCATGACATCACCTCAGAAGCGCAAAGGTTCTTCGGCTGAGTTGGCTGTGGCTAAGTGGCTCAACAAACTTGGTTGGACGGGTGCAGAGCGCAGTCGTGCCGGTTGGACAGATGACCGAGGCGACATCGACGGTATGCCTGGGGTTTGCATCGAAGTCAAGAATGAGAAGCGAATTGATCTGCCTGGCTACCTTCGTGAGTTGGCTGTTGAGATGGAGAACGCTAAAGCTTGGACGGGAACTGTCATTGTCAAACGGCGTGGAAGCACCGATGTCAACGACTGGTATGCCGTCATGCCTGCCTCAGTATGGGCGCAACTACTACTTGAATTAGACCAACCAAACAACCCTGTTACACCCTTAGAGCAATATCCTCATCGGCACCGATAACAGGTGCTACAGTCACACTTCCAATAATTCCCAAACAACAAGGAGCCCTGCAATGTCCGATCAATTCTTAACTGAAGAAGCACCCAAGGATCGTTGGGGACGGTACCTCGTCCAACAACCCGAAGGCAAAGCACGTGGATACACCCGTGTCACAACGATTGCCAAAACACTTGACGACACAGCATCACTTGCTGATTGGAAAGTCCGTATGGCCATCACAGGTTTGGTTCAACGACCAGACCTCCTCGCACAAGCATCAACTGCAATAGATGATCGCACTCGACTGAACAAGATTGCCAACGATTGTGTTGAAGCATCAGGTGGATACAGCCGTGCCAACCTTGGCACTGCGCTTCACGCCATCACCGAGCAGATAGACCTCGGACTCAAGCCTGCGATCCTGCCTGGATTACAAGCCGACATTGATGCCTATGTTGCAGGTATTGCAGCTTACGGAATCAAAATGCACGACGAGTTCATTGAAGTTCTACTCATCAACGACGAGTTGGAATACGCAGGTACAGCAGACCGAATCGTCACCCTGATGGATGGTCGTCTGGTCATCTTCGACTTGAAAACAGGCACAGACTTGTCGTACTCCTACGGCAACATCGCAGTGCAACTCGCCATGTATGCCAACGCTGACTGGATGTACAACTGGAAAACAGGCGAACGCCTGCCGATGCCTGCCATCGACAAGACCGTTGGCATCATCTGCCACCTACCAGCAGGCGACGCAACAGTTGCCTTCCACGAAGTCAACTTGGTAGCAGGATGGGAAGCAGCCAAACAATCATTCGCAACCCGTGAATGGCGCAAACGCAAAGACCTATTTAAGCCGTACACATTCTCAGACAAACCGAGAACACCAACCCCACCCAAAGCCGTACCAACCAAAGTTGTTGAAACAACCAAGTCGTTGACAGCCCGTGCAGGATGGATGAAAGCACGAATCCAAGCCCTCACAGTTCCGGCACAGAAGATGCTGGTGTTGTCATGGCCACAAGGAGTGCCACACTTTGACCAATGCACCAACGAACACTTTGATGCGTTGATCCGAGTCATCGAGTTGGTTGAGGCTGAACATTCGGCACCGTTCTTTGAACCCGATCCAACAACCCCGAAGCCGAAGAAACGCAACATCGCAGGCTTCGACAACCCGAAGGATGCGTACCCAGGATGACCGACCCAATCGAAGGTCGTGCCTACGATGTCACCAACGAAGACATCCAAGCGATCAACTACATCAAGACACAAATCCAGTCGCTTGATCATGAACGACGCAACGAATACGCAACCTTGCTAATTGATGCCCAGTCAGCCAAACGGAACATCAATTTGAGTGCAAACAAATCTCACAGACGATTCGAGATTGCAAGAGGCATCCTGCTTCTTATGCAAGACGGACAGTTTGACAGAGACTTGGTGAAGGGCATCTGCTCCCACATCACCAAGCAGGAATACCTAAAGGCAGGCGAAGCACTAGGTCATCTGAACGCCC